GTCGGCAATCTTGACGTTGGTGACCGCACCAGTGCCGAGCTTGTCATTGGTGACCGCAGCAGTGGCAATCTTTGCCTCGGTGACGGCGGCGTTGACGATGGCAGCGGTATCGACCGCGTCGTCGGCCAGTTCTGCCGCGCCAACGGCATTGTCCGCAATGGCGGCTGCGTCAACAGCACCAGCCTGGTATTTGGCTGATGTGATGTTGCCGTCAGCGATCTTGGCGGTCGTGACTGCGCTGTTGGCGATGGCGGCTGTGCCAAGGCCAGCGGCGTCGATCTTGGCCGTGGTGACTGCGTTGGCAGCAATCTTGCCGGTCGTGACCGCCAGGTCTTCGATGCCGGCTGTTGGAGCAATGACTTGCTGGAAGGCGCTGCCGTCCCAGACACTCAGGTATTTGGTGCTGCTGCTGACATGGCCGCGACCCTCGAAATTGTCCGAGGCCGGTGCCGTCGGGCCGTAATTGATGCTGGAGTCGTTGGCTAGCTTGGCCGCTGTGATCGCATCGTCTGCAAGCGAGACGGTGCCCAGTTTGGTGGTGCTGCTCTGGTTGAGCTTGACCAGGTCAATGCTGGCGCTATCGGCCAGGGCTGCACCAGCCTCGAACAGGTCCTTGGCGGTAACTTTCTTGGTCTCGCTGGCCGAGATATCTACGATGGGCAGGACATCGATGTCCGCGACGTCCGCCTCGGATAGCCGCGTGAGCTGGGTAATTCTCTGGTCAGCCATGCGCCAGCTCCGGCTACAGCAAAAAGTCTTCTAGCAGTTTAGTCGGTGACTTCAGTCATGAGGAAGTCAAGGTTTTGCTGCAGGCGCAGGCGGTCGGTGTCTTCCTTGAGGATGTAACCAGACGGCTCACCGATCAGTAACTTGATCTCGCCAGTGGTAACAAAGTCAATCGCGCAGTTGATGGTCTGGTCAGGCGCTACCTCAATTCCAGTGCGCGTGATCATCGCCTGGAACTCGTAATAAATATCCTGCGCTGTTGGATAGGCGTCGTCTTCGGTGAGTTGCAGATAACAATCAAACTCGCTGCCGATGTCGGTGCGGTTGATTAGTTGCAGCATCAGCAGCGGATTCTCCACCAGGCCGCTGTTGCTGGTATTAAAGATGCAGTCGATTGAGCCAGAGCCGCTGATCAAGCCAGCCGAATACATCCGCTTGAAGCGGTCTGACATCGTCGTGGTTTCCAGCGACTCGCGGTCAGTGTTGAACGTGTAACTGCGGACATCACCAAGGACGCGCTCGACGGAACCGTAGATCTGCACAGAGATCTCGATTGCATCGCCCGTAAAAGCTTCTACCGGATACTCAACGCTGCGGTCGTTGTTGATTGCAGCGCTGAACGTTTCAAATAAGCGGATGCCACCGATTGCGTTGATATTGCAGTAGGCAACAACCTGATTCAAGGTTGCGCCTTCGCCATCTGGCCAAGTCGAAGGCGGCAGGAAATCCAGGCCGCGTGGGTCGCTTGTGGTGATGACCAGTTGGTCGCCCGTGAGAATGTTCTCGACGGAACCGTCAAAGCCAAAGCGGTTGAGGATGGTATTGACGTCTGCAGGCAGAACTGAGCTGATAAATGTACCAGCTGCTTTACGGCGAAGTTTGATCTTGCCGTACTGCCCTAGGAAGTACGTCATGCGTCAATTAGTTCGCGGAAGGGTCCATCTACGGTGAACTGGATTGCAACCGACGACAGCTCACCGGTGGACACCTGCATCGATGCGCTGGTGATGTAGGCGTTAAAGGCGATGTCGTCCTTGATGTCCGCAAAACCAGCGGTCTGACCCACGCGCAGGACGATGCCGACACGGTCGGACTCGGTCACACCAGCAGTGCTGGTCTTCATGATGCGATTCAGGAACTGGTCGAACTGAACGCCGGGCTCGGTGCTGGTGGTGCCTTCGCGGCGGTAGTACAGGACAGTGGCGCTACCGGTCGAGCTGACGGCACCAGGGGTATAGCTCTTGACGGCGGTATCGACGGTTGTGGTTTCGAGCAGTTCCAGGCTGGTCTCCAGTGACCAGTCACGCAGCTTCAGGGCTTGCTCGGTAACGCTGGGGCTAACGCCGCCGCTGCCGACAGAGGTCAGGAACAGCGCACCAGTGCGCCCGGTAAAGAAGGCCATGGTAGGCGTAGCTTGATGGTGTCAGTCTAGCGTTGGATAGTAAACAGGCCGTCGCTGAAATCTGCAATCAGCGAGTTATCAGCAGCATCACAGGGGAAAATTGTGCCGCGGATAGTCACCTCGCCTTCCTCGTCCATCTGCACCTCGTTGACGCGGTAGACGCGACGGGATTTTACCTTGGTGCCGATGACATAGAGCCAGCCTTCGCGTGGTGCCAGTGCTGGCGCAACGCCATTGCTCACGGTGGCGGTGGTTTGCAGTACGCCGCTACCGCTTTGGTACAGCAGGAACGAGTAGCTGCCGTTGCGGGCGACATTATCCACCGGGGCATTCAACTTGCCGCCAGGGCCGATGACGCCAGTGGTGATGCCGTCCCATGCGTTGTGGCCGATGTCCACATAGATGTACGAGCCAGGGGAGATCGGGCTTGTGGTGGGATAGGTCTTGAACTCGATGGCCGAGCGAACGTGCCGGCGGGTGTTGCACATCAGCTTGCCGAACAGGATGGCCTGGGCCTCGCTGGTGACAAAAGCTGATGCGTCGAATGACTGCAAGATGGCATTGGCTGCGTTGGTGTCGCGGCGTTGCACCGTGATCGAGCGGTTGACGGCAAAGGTGCCATTGCTGTCAAGGGCGCGGTAGATGATGGTGGCGATGATGTCTTGGACGTTGGCGTCGTAGTCCAGAAACTCTTCCTTGTAGCTGTCCTCAAGGATGTTGCCTTGGTTGAACAAAGCGGTCACTTGGATCTGGCGCTGAAGCGCACCAGTGGCCGGGTTATAGGGGACGCTGGGGATCAGGGTTTCGCGGCCGCCGATGCGGGCAAACTCCAGCAAGCTGAACGGTGCATTGCTCGCCCAGAAGCTGCGCCAGTTCTGGCGGTCAGCAATGAGCACATCCATGAACAGGTTATTGGCCTGGCAAAACCGCTTGCTGATTGCCAGTTGGCGCAGGTCGATGCCGTTGATCTTGGCGTAGTTGCCGATGCCGTCCTGCGCGTCGAGGATGGTATCTAAGAAGATGTCGGGCGCAAAGCTGGTTGGGCCGTTGGGCGTGACGGGGTAGTAGCGGTAAGTCGGGCTGCCCCATGTGTTGTTGTTTTCGTCGTTGCCGGATGTGCGGATGCGGCGTACTGGTTTGCCACCAGTGACGAAGGCAGAAAACGAGCGCATGTCCTGCAGGCTTTTGCCGCTGAACACGTTGAAGCCGATCAGCGCCAAGTTGGCGTACAGCGTGGATGCAAAATTTTGCGTTAGTTGCTCGCTAACGGCGGTGATGCCCATCTCGGGACCGCGTTCGAACGAGGTTTGCAGTTGGGTGTCGGCATCAAGGTTGAACCAGTCCCATTCGTTGGTGCCGTTGGGTGAGTCGTTCAGTGGCGGCAGGCCGCTCGGTTGACTGTTTTGCGTGAAGCCGGTGAAGTACAACTCACGACCAGCGCCAAGGCTCAGCGTCGCGGCATTGCCTGAATTCTGTAGGTAGAAATACCGGACAGTGCCGTTGGACTGGCGCATGAAGCTGTGTTTGGCGATTTCGGCCAGTGGATCCACGACGGGCTCCAATCGAAACTGCCAGTTCTGGGCGGTGGCGCCGCCGTTGAATTTGATGTAGATGAAGTTATCCTGCTCAGCTGCGCGGCGGATGGCAAAGATGCCAGGGGCTGTGCTCCATGCACCACCGGCGATGCGGTAATGCAGCAGGAACATGGACACCCGCTGCTGGGTGCCGTTGTCGCTGATGGCATAGCCGGCACGGCGTTCGCTGCCGTATGTCTGCTGCCTGCCAGAGATGCGGCGGTAAACCTGCGCCTTAAGGGCGATGTCGGCAATGTTGCAGGGCGACACCGTTGTGTATGACGCCTCTTCGACGCGGGCAATGGCCTTGAGGTAGAACAGGTCGTCGCTGCCGACGGTTGCTACGGCCTGAGCAGTGCTGAACTGACCTAGGGCTGCCTTTTCCGCGTCCGTTAGGTTGCGCTTGAAGGCGTAGTACTGCGTGGACACATTTAAGGTTGAACCGCGAGCAAAGGTTGTGCCAGTCTTGGTTGCAAGCGTCCAGATCTGGCCAGAGCGCAACAGGTCGTTGGCTGTGTTGACGGAAAACCGTTGATCTGCGGGAAGGCTTGCATCTGCTGGTGCGCCAACGCTGTTCCTGCCGTCTTCGGCCAGTAACTGGTCAATGAGTTGCTGGTTGTTGACGAACTGTGGTTGAGACTTGTAATCGGCGGCAGTGTCCGTTATGTCGGCATAGGAGTACGGCAGGCATGGTGCGCGGCCAGCCTCGATGCAGACCAGGTCAACAAAGAAATCGCCTTCGTCGGTGGTGGTGCCAGTGATGCGGCTGATGCGGTAACGAGCAGAGCCCAGCTTGAAGATGCCAGCATCGTCAAACACGCTGGCCAGTGTCCGGCGAGTGTCCATGGCGCTACGCACTAGGTCATCGTCGAAGGCGGTGCCTGCTGGCGGGTTGCCGGTTGACTTGAACTGCAGCTGCAGTGTCTGGCCAAGGGGAATGGATGCCAAAGCAGAAGCCCATCCGTTATTAGTCAAGCCTTGCCCATTGGCATAGATCTCGATGTTGCGAGAGCCCTTGTCGCCTGCTTCGTTGCGTAGGTAGGTGTTGACGTTGATCGGGACAGGGCTATAAGCGCCGAAGATGTTCGAGCTGCTGGGCGAATACGCCTGGCTGAAGCCGTCTACGCGGGTATTGCTGACGGCAGGTTGCAGCCGGTAGGGGTTGTCGTTGGCGCCGCCGTATTTGGTGGGGTCGGCGTCACTGGTGGAATTCAGCTCATCAATCCAACGCAATGCACCAGTGGCGTTGTCGTTGAAGTAGATCCATTTGTTCTGGGCGATCAGGTCAGTGATGACCGTTTGACCGAAGGCAGATTTCAAAGGATCGATCCGGGTGATGGCGCCACCGGTCAGCAGCATCAACATCTGCAGCAGTTGGTTGCTGCCGTAGCTGCGGACAGCAGACCAGAGCAGGGCACCAGCGACGCGGACGCCGCCGTTGGGGTTGCCGCTGCTGGAGCGGTCGGTGTAAACCAGCGGAACAGTGTCGCCGTACTTGCCAAGCTCTTGGACGCTGTTAAAACCAAACCGTGGCGAAAACCGCTGCTCACGGGTTTGGCGTTCGCCACCAGCTGCTGAGATGGATGGGATCTCGGGACGTGGGGTTAGCAGAACCGAAACAACTTGAAAAATGATGCCAATGACAGCAAGAACAATGCTGACCGGATCATTGCGGACATCAAAAACTGTGCCTTCTTTTGCGTCGGTATATGCTTGCTGGACAGCAAGAAAATCTAGATACTCTTCTTTGGTGACACCAAGGGCAGCGATGAGGTCGTGCTCGTAGGGCAGCAGCTTGCGGGTCATCGCTCCATCCAGAAGAGTTGGCCGGTGCCTTCTGGCAATTGGGCCCTTACTACATTATGAGCCGGACCAATAAAAACAGTGCTGCCGTCTTCCATCACGGTGCCAAGGGCAGCGCCAACGTCGGAGGGCAGCAGGGCGACGGCGGCTGGCCGGAGATTGGTCAGGCGGCTGCCGTTTTGCAGCAGCCAGCGGGCCATACGGATTCGCGGAAAACTGTCGTCGGTGTAATCGTTATAAACCCAGTCAAATTGCGGCGAATAGTCCGCAAAGCCAAAACGGCGGTGGATCTCGCAGGCCAGCTGGAAGCAGTCCGTCTGGTCGCTGCCGTCACCAGGGCGATGGGCCCATCCGTAGGTCAGTCCGATCAAGTCGTTGACGTTGATCACTGCAGCACAAGCTGAGCGTCAAGTGGCAACGGTCCCACCAGCTCGCGGGTGAGGATGCGGTTGGGGAAGTTGCTCGTCACGCTGTCAATAGCTGAGCGGAACCGCAGCTCCAGTGTGGTGTCGCTGATGCTGCTGCCGACGCCAACGTAATACTCGGTCTGCACGTTGTTGGTGTAGCTGCCATCGGCAGTGAGCCAGACGGTGGTTAGCTCCAGTGTGCTTAGGCGGTTGCCGTCGCCGGCCTGGAGCATGACAACACCGATCTCCAGATTGGGAAACAGGATCTGCAGGATGTTGTTCTCGCCGTTGAGGCTGGCGATGGCACCCTCAGCGCGGAACGGAGCGAACGAGTAGGTGCGGCCTCCGTAGGTCTTGTTTTCGTTGGCGTAGTAGTTCTGAAACAGGTGCCGGTTGCCGTTGCTGGTGGTCAGATCAAAGAACTGACAGATGCGGATGTCCATCAGTCGTCAAGACGTGGATTGCGGATCTCGCCAGCAAGGCTCACGCGGACATTGTTATAGCCAGGGCGAACGGTTTGCACCTCTGGCGGGTTGGCATATTCCCAGCGTAGGCCGTCGATGCTGGCATTAGCGCGGGCTGCCAGGGTGCTTGACATGCCAGAGGTAACGCTGGCGCTAAGGGTAAAGCGGCTATTGGCAGCGGTTTGGCTGCGGTAGTGATCCAGCAGGGTTACCACTGTTGCGTCTGGGATGTTGTCAAATTCCAGATCAAGCTGGGCGCCGTAGGGCGAATTGCCGTAGGTGCGCTTGACGACTGCACCGCTAAGGGCGCGGTACGTTTTTTGCGGGTACACGCCAGGGCGGAAGCTGCGGCCTGTTGGTGTGATCGGCGGGAACGTTGCCATCAGCGGATACCGATGCGGCTACGGGTTTGCGGGGATTGCTTGATGCGATCCAGGGTCATGGACATGCCACGGCTGGCGCCATCGCGTGTGGCTTGGCGGCGGGTTTCGGCCATGGCCGCCTCTAGTTGCTCTCTACTGACGTACTCTACGCCGCCGATGCTGGTTGTTTGGAAGCTCATATTGAGTACCGGCGAGCCATTGCTGCCGGGTGCAGCTCCCATTGCGCTACGCAAGTTGCTATTAGAAACAACGCTGCCGCTGCCACCAGGTACAAACAGCTCGGGGCCGTGCTCACCAACGACGTAAGGAGCACCAGCAGAGACGGGGCCGCCGTTGGCACGGAAACCCAGTCCGGCGGTGCTGAATGGCGTAGCCGTAAAGCCTCCCGTAATGTTTGAAGCTCCAAGAGGATTACCGGTCACGCCTTGATATGAAAAGCCGCCGCCACCTGCGCCGCCGATGCCTAGGGCCTTCAAGATGGTACCCAGAATCACCATCGTGGTTTGCTGCGCAATAATTTGCACGGCCATATTGACAAAGTTTTCGCCAATGCTTTGCATCATCTTGGCTAGTGCCTCTTGTGCACTTGCTGAACCGTTGACAATCTCTTGGAACGCCCGACCAAATGCGCCGCCGATATTATCTGCTGCAGTAATAGAGATGCTCTCAAGATTTGCAAGCTGAGCAAACTCTGTCCGCAATTGCTCCATACGCTTTTGGCCTTCTGTCAGTTGCGCCTGCAGTCCAACCTGTGCCTGTAGCGCTGCAATTTGATTACGCGCACTTTCATTTTGCAGTTGATTCAACTCGCGCTGTATCTCCCTTTGGTTAGCAACTTGCTCGGTGTTGCCTACATAGATAATTGCTTCTTGCGCCTTGATGTCTTTTTCCTGCGCCAGTAATTGAGCGTAGCGGTATTCAATATCTAGCTGCTTTTCTTGTCCTTTTAATCTGATCACAAGCTGCTCATTGCCGGCCATCTCGGCCGCGGCAATTTGATCTTGTATAGTTGATCTCAATTGCATCATTTGGCCTTCTGCCAAGCGATCGCGGATCACCTGCGACACGCGCTCTTGCTCTTTTGCGGCAGCCTCAGCAGCACGTTCGGCTTCACGTGCTGCTTTGTTTGATCCGCCACCGCCACCGCTGGATGGAGCAAGCAGTTTAGGTGCAGCGCCAATTGCTCCTGAAGGTTTAAACGATGGAGCAATTGCTCCCATCTCTGTTTTAGTTAATGACTTTTCTAGCCGCTGCCTATATTGCTGTACTTCCGTATCAAACGGATTCATTACACGCGCGCCAAATCTTGCACGTGTGCGTTCGCCTGCTTGCTGATAAGCCCTGGCTTGGGCTTGCATTGCAGACGCACTGCTTACCCTTTCCAGAAAGGCATTGATGCCATCTAGTAAAAACTTGAAAACAGGCTCAAAGAATCTGCCTATGTTCTGGGCTAGTCGCTGAAATGAGTCTTGCAGTGTTGATAGTTTGCCGTTTAACGTATCACTTTGCGCAATGGCACCATTGGCGTATTTGCCGCCAGCGCTGGTTAGGCGTTGAATCGCTACTTCAACAGCCTTGGCACTGATGCGGCCTTTCTCTAGTGCCTTCTGAAACTCATCTCCAGATAGGCCATACATCTTGCGGAGTTCTGCCTGCAGCGCTACGCCGCGCTCCTGGAACTGCAGTAGCTCTTCACCTTGCAGCCGACCCTTGGCCTGCACCTGGCCGTAGGCGGTCACTAGGCCCTGCAGTTCAGCGCCGGTAGCACCGCTTACGTCGGCCAGCCTTCTAGTGGTCTCGACGACGTTGTTTGCCTCAACGCCAAATGCCTGCAGCCGCTTTGCCGCATCAATCAGCTCAGTGCTGGTAAACGGTGTTACCGCGCCAAGTTGCTGCAGTTCTTGAATGATCTGCTTAGCTTTTTGTGCACTGCCGGTTAATACCTGCAAGCTGCGGGTTTGGCTTTCTAGTTCTGCAGTCTTAGCAAAAACAAATTTAACCGCCTGTATGCCAGCAAATGCAATCGCTAACTTGCCAACAGCGGCGCCAAGGCCATCAAATGCACGCTGCGTTGCGCCGGCCTGCGACTGAACGTCACGCAGCTTTGAAACGGCTGCGCGGCTGTCAACGTTAATAGCAACGTTTGCTACGACAGACACGGCCTACCGTCGGTGTTGCTTCATTCTACGTTCTTGCTCTTCATTGATCAAATCAAAGTAAGCCGACCACAGAAGCAGCTCCTCTATGGTCAGCTCTGATTTAAGCCGTGTCAAGGTGTAGCCCAGTTCTTTAGCTACACCTAACTGCAGCATCAGCAGGTTATCGCGCTTTAGCTCTACCTTGAGGGCTTTTCATGTCTACCTCTTCGGTAGCCTCCGGTTCTGTAATGATCGCAAGCATCATAGCCTGCAGGTCACTATCAAGCACCTCATTCTTCAGCTCGGCAATTTCACCGGCCTGGAACAACCGCTGGCCTGTATCATCCACTGCTTTAGTAACAAGCAGATTCAGGGCAAAGCCATTGGTCTCATCGCCGCCAGGCATCTTCTGCGCCCGCTCACGTTCGGCCATGGTTAGCGGCGTCGCGTAAAACTCAAACTCGCTGCCGTCATTGAGAACAACAGTTCGCTTAGAAGGCGTCAGATTAGCTGCCTTTTTCAGGCGTGCAAGTGCGGTGGACATCAAGCGCTCGTGCTGAAGTCAAACGATGGCGCACCGGTTGGGCGGAATGTGATCTCCACCTGTTGCGCATCGTCTGGGTTGATGTTGAGGCTAGCAGTAAGCAACACGGCATCCATGCTGATGCTGCGGCTCAGTGCTTCTGTCGCTGCCTTGTCGGTGTACAGCTTGAACGCGCAACCGACCTGCTGACGCTGCAGCACGTCCTCAACCATGCGGTTGGACAGTGCTGTGTCCTCGTTGGTCACGTAGACGGTAGCAGTACCGGTGCCATCCGCAAAGCCAGGGATGTAAGTCCTAAACGGTGCGTACTGACCAGCGGTTTGACCGATGGTGGTAACGTCGATCTCAGCGCGGCTGATCTCAAACGACCAGGATTGCACCTGACCAACGGCTGCGTAATCGGCGTAATACACCTCGAACTCATTCGGTGACGCCACGCTGCCATCGTCGGTGATCGGGAGGATCGTGCCACCAGCAGCAGTCGAGACGGTCAGCGCACCGGTATCAGCCGCGTAACTCAGGACGTAGTAAGTGGTGGCAGCCGAAATCGGAGCCGGCAAGGTGCCAACACCAGCACCGCCGGTTTGGCTGTTGACCACTCGAAACTTGACAGGATCTCCAGCCTTCAGGTTCAGGTAAGTTTGAACGGTGATGGTATCTGTGCCAACGTTGACGGCAGCTTCGTTGAAGGTACCAGTAGTGCCGGCGGGCTTGTAGTAAAGGGCGCCGGACGTACCGGACAAAACTGTAACAGCCATGTTATGGACGGTAGTTGGCTGGCGTCAGTCTACATACACTTCAAAGGTCATCACAACTTGGGTTTGATAGTACGGCTCAGGTGATGCTGGCGTTACCTGCGATGGCCCAGATGCAGCATCAAAAATAATGCTGCTGAATTTTGCCCGGTCAAACAGGTCCTTGACACGCTCGGCAATGGTGAAGTTTGCACCAGCGCCAGCGCCGACGGGCGTGAAGATATTTACCACAAGCGTACCGGTTTGCCGGTTAAAGCCAGCGCTGCCGGTTGGCAGCAGCGTTGCATAGGCATTATCGCCAAAGCGGATGAATGCCTGCAGCCATGGGCTGTTGTTAGGTGGACTAAACGGAACGTTCTGGTAACTGACCGGGTATGCCGGGCTTAGCGCCATCTGTGTAGCGATGCGACCTTCAATGGCAGCGCGGACGTCGTTGTAGGTGCTGCTCATGATTCCCTGCCGATGCGGCCTGCGTTGACGCGGACAAACCCTTGGATGTCCTTGGCGATGCTTTGCACCCAGCCTGATGGTGCTTGCTTACTGCTGCCATTGGCCAACGGCTCGGCATATGGCAGGTTGTTATGAACGCTGTAGACGTTGCCTACCTTCTCTTGGCCGTAACCAATCCGTGATAGTGGCGGTATGACCGTGTAACTACCTTCTGGCGCCTGCCCGCCTGGTGCTGCATTCTCGCCAACCTGCCAGCTAACGCGGAACCTGCCGGTATCAACGGGGCTGGCCAACTTAAGGCGGCTGTCGGTCTCCAGCACCGCAACGCGCAGCAGCTTTTCATACTGCTGACTTGCGTAGTCGCCGATGTCTGCAATGCGGATGGTACGTGCCATCAGTCTCTCAGAATCAACTCGTAGGTGATCGCCGTGTTGTCCTGCTCGATGGTGCGCACCTCAATGATCTGCAGGCTGCGGCTGCTGATGACGATCCGGTCAGCCGTTGTCGGTGCACTTGCCAGATCAGCCGCTGCAATCATCAGCCGCTTATCGCCTTGCTGCACCAGGTCATTCACCTCGCTGCGTCGTACATCCTCCAACACACCACGCACTGTGGTGTCTGTTGTTGTCTCAGCCGCTGCGCCAGTAGTGGTGTTGTACGCGCCAACCGTCACGCTGCGGATCGTTGCAACACCGCCAAACTTTGCCATCAGCTTGCTGGCAACCTTCCGTAGCGGACTAGCAAGTGCCATTAGAGCTTATAGGCAACGCAGTGGCCATTCTGTAGCTTGATGCTGGTAAACACGCCATACAGCGTGGTTGCAGCACCGAACGACTGACCAGATAATGTACTGCCGTCGTAGTTCTGAGCAATAATGGTATCAATCTGGGTATTGGTCGTGAAGTGAATCGCGCCCCAACGGCCTGTTCGTGTTGTGCTGTCACCGATAAAGGTTGCCCCTATCGAATAATCAATACCAAAGAAATTGGGATCACTCATGGTCAGATCCTGTAAGCGATGACTTTGCCGCTAGCCAGGGTCACGCTGGTAAACACGCCTTCGATTTCATCTCCAGCCCCCAGCGGAACCGACGTAAACGCATTGCCGGTTGCGTTTTGCACCGTCGCGGTGCTAATCACAGCATCGGCAACTGCATATAGCTTGTAAAACCTACCGGTATGGGCAGCAGTATCGCTGATGTACTCAAAACCTATGCTGTACTCGTCCATGGTTAGCTCCTGCGGATGGAGAAATTGCCCGGTCCACTGATTCTAAGCCCTGTCAGGTATCGCTCCATAATTGGCGGCACCTTGTCGGCGCCAACAGCGCCATAGCCAAGG